TCATTTCAAGGGTAAAGAAATTCCATACTATTCTGTTTATCAAAGTGAAGACTGGCCTATGGCAAAAAGAATGGGTGCAAAGAAGGTTGTAGGTTACGGTGCAAAAGTAGACATGAAAGAATACAATGAGTCCGTAACCCTCGATGAAGTAAAAGCAACAGCAAGAAATATTGTCAAGGGACTATCTGATTCCGATGGACCATTTACTGTTGTTGCGATCAAGGGCAACAAAGTCATTAAGCAAGAATCTACCAAGAGGCGCGATGCACTTCCTGCCATTATCACGGCAATGCGAACCGAAGTCGGTTCTGGTGTCACTATCGGCATCGAAGATAGAGAGGGAATTATTCGTAATACCTTCAAGGAATCCACTGAACTAATTGAAAGAGTCGGTAAACCAATGAAAACTGTCGATGGTTTGGGAAAGATCGTCAAAGTAGAAAAACGATGGGGCAGTCCATCAATCGATAGCATTGTTCAAGTAAAACTTGACTCTGGTGAAACAAATTGGTACTACAATGACGGAAAGCGATTTACAAAGAAGACCAATGAAGAAACTGAAAGTTTACAAGAAGAATTTGAATCTCTAAGCATCAACGATAAAGTTGTAGTTGACAACTTACTAAAGGATTTAGTTCCTTTGGTGAAGAAAAATCTCAAGCGACCTCTGCAAGCGATCCGACAATCTAAAAATGGCCCAACTATTAACAAAGTAAAAGTCAAAGATGTATTGGTCCTAACCATTACTCCGCCCGGTGGCACACCTCGCGTAGTTGCCACAGGAATTAAATCAACAAAAGTATTCAATGCAATTGCCAATGCTGCTATTGAGGCCGAATCCTAATCAATGTCAGTAAATAGAGCCGTCAATCTTGTTGCCATCTACAAATTCATTCGCATTTTGTCTACACCATTTGACAAGACAAAGGCGTATGAACTTGGTATCATTGACGATAAAGGAAACATTCTGCGAAAGCGGAAAGAACTTAAGACCTCCGAGGAGAAGGATGCATACACCATGCTCCATACACTTGTCTGGAAACTGAAAAGGATCCTAGACAAGATTCCAGTTGTGCGTACAACACTTGGTTCCTTTGCGACCGCATTGTGGTTGATCAAAGAAGAACTCAATGTAGACAAAGTATTAATCGAAGAAGCATTCTACGCATACATGAGAAAGAATAATCCAGATGCATTGGTCGATATCATTACAGAGTCGAGTAATAAAGTCACAAACACAACAATTAGAAAGGGTGTCTACACAATCAACGAACGGACAATGGTAATCTATGAGAACATAGAACCATTTGAAACAATGATTGGTATTGATCTTTACAGATACAACGACACCATTTTTAGTAGACAAGAATTAAAGAGGAAATAATCATGGCCAAACCAATCAACAAGTTTTCGACCGGGAAGTTTTCAGACAAACAAATTGCAGAATTGAAGAAGAAAATGGCAGGTGTCAATAAAATTGATCCTGCTAGTGCTGATTACAAGCGAATGGTTGCATTGTTGAATTCGCTTGACATTGATAAACTGGAGCAACTTGCAGGTGCCAAAATCAAATTCATTTCACGCATGGCACTGATGCGTTATAACATGAAGAAACGAGAAAAGAAAGAATCAGTGGTATCAGAAGAAAGAGTTTCTACTATTCCTATTCCTGCGAAAGTCAAAAAAGACATTCTTGATGGTAAGTATAAAGTAGTAAGTCAGACACCTTCAAAGTTCGGCGGTAAGTCTGTATTCACTGTGTTTGAAATTCCAAATGCTTCATCATCACAGGACAAATATGTAATGGCACTTATGAGCAATCCTGATCGAAGACAAGCAGTGTTGGGTTACTATGGAACCCATCCAAGAGCAGACGGTGCGTTGAAGTTTGCAAAGAATCACAACTTGGTCGAATCGTCAGAGACATTTGCTGGTTGCCGTGTATTTACTCTGGATGAAGAAGATTACTGTAACTGCATCAAGGGCAGAAAAACATACGAAAGATGGAACAGAATACTGGATATGCAGAATGAAGTCCATTCTGCTATCAGAGAGTATGCACACAGGAATCCAGGAAAACCTATTGTGGTCAAAAACGCCAAAACAGGTGAAATGGTTTATCTAAAGAAAGACTGAATCAACATGAAGTGGTATGTACCTATTCTATGCACATTAATGTTAATTGCCGGTTGCTCGACACCTAATTTAGGCAATCCTGAAGGCATTGCCTCTACTCGTATCAATGACTCCACAAACGCGATTTCAAGAGAAATAGACAGCATCGAGGAGTCGTCAGGATCAATCCTAAGCAACATCAAAGAGATCGACGATCACGCAGACGATATTCTTCTAAACCCCTCAGATACCGACACCGTGACTCAGGCGGCAACCGGTATTAAAACGGAAGTGGCAGAGGCAAAGACCAATACCCTTGTTCTCAATGAGGCATTGGCCGATCTTGAAACTGCTAATAACACAATTTCTAAATCAAACAGCAGAGTCGAAGCACTAGAGAAAGAAAATGCTTCCCTAAGAATGGAAGACGAACAATCCAGAGCAGAAGGTCTAAAGAACCTCTACAAGTTCATCACTCTGTTCTTTGTCATTGGGTTTGGTATGCTCATTGGTGGTGCTTTCATTATCTTCTGGGTCAACAAGAATCTCGGCGGAGCAATTCTAGGCATTGGTGTTCTGACCGTCGGGTTCGCATCAGCAAGTCAGTACTACCTACAACAAATCGCACAAGTCGGACTCGTTGTTCTGGTAGTGGGATTTCTTTCTACACTGGGTATCGTTCTTTGGATGCTTGTCAATGGCAAGAACAACGAAACTGCAATGAACGAAATTGTTGAGTTGATCGAAGAAATGAAAAAGGTTCTTACACCAGTAGATAGAGAACGAATCTTTGGCAAACATGGGTTTGCATCTAAATTGACTAGCGATCAAACAAAGAGGATCGTTGCACAAATCAAGATCAAGAATGGGTTTGTGAACAATCTAGATCAACCGGAACTACCGCCGAAGATCCCTGTAGGTAACCAAATTTACAAATATAAAAAGCATCGACCAGGTCAGAAGTAGGATTGCCAACCTTCTTTTGCTTTGGTGATAATGTATCTTTGATATCGCATGAAGTTTCATTCAGAAACGATTCATAGATCAGTTCTTTATTTGCATTTCCCTTTCCTGTTGCAAGTTTCTTTACAATAGTGGGTGCTATCACAGTAAATGGAATACCTGCCTTGTGTAGTTTATGTTTCAGCAGGCCTGTATTCTCTGCAATATTAAAGACCTGACCAGTTGCATTGTATGCATATCCTTCAATGTATACATGAGTGATGTCGTATTGGTTCAAAATGGCCATTGTCCAGTTAGAGAGAATATCATACCGTTGTTCATCGGTTGTATAAGAATCCGGATATGGGAATCCAGTAATGTTGCCAAATGAACCGTCATGAAACTTTCGATTGCTCAAAAAGAACAAATCACAGTTGTCATATGAAAACACATCACTTGTACAAACACAAACACCCGGACTTGTCAAACTATAATCAATACCTGCAATCATGAAAGTATGTATAGAAAAACACCCGCCAGCGGGACGGGTGTTTTCTTGAAGGAGTTGTCTTAACTAACGATTAGAAACTAAAGGATAACTGGGTTGTAAGAAGAAGTTGTGAATCGTTGTTTGAGACATTCCATCCAGTTTGGGTTGTGTTCCAGTTTGCACTGATTTCGTTGAATGAGTATCCAACAGAAGTAGTAAACACGACACCATTTGCGATATCGTAATTTGCACCAACAGTCAGAACATCAAGTTCCGTAGAGGCGCCACCGGCACGGCCATGCTCATATCGTGCAAACGGTGTGCAACGATCAGAGGCATTCCATGCAAGTGTAGAAACGATACCATAGTTGTCTGCGAACGCACCATATTCATCAGATGAAACATAGTAAATGGATGCATCAAATGTGTCATTCACAAATGAAACACCAAATGAGTATGAATCAAAATTCACATTGTTGCGATCAGTAACAGACCAGGCGCCATTGAACGAAAGATGCTCGTCAATAGCAAATTCACCGGCAACAGCAAAGGTAGAATCTGCACCTTGGTTGCCAAGATTGGCAACCGATCGGGTGAAGATATCAAATCCATCAGTGTATGAACCAGTAAGGGTGAATACATCACCAAATGTACGAGATGCTTCAATACCCTGTGTACGACCCTGACCATAAGTCATGGCGACGAGTGAGTATTCGCCTGTAACATTATCAAGTGGGGATGGTGTGTATCCTTCGAAGAACCGCGGAACAAACTGTCCTGCTCGGAAATCAAATCCAGCGAATTCAAAATCAATGAATGCATCAACGAGGTCAAAATTGCCACCTTGTTGGGCATCGCGCCATTCACCAGAAACGGTATACTCAACGCCCTGGCGTTCACCAGACACAATCAATCGAGTATAAGGAACACCAAATTCGTCCTCTGTACCCTGACCATCAGTATCATTATACTGCCATCGAAGAACAGAGAAACCACTGAGACTCAATGAAGTATCATCATTGGTCAGTGTGTATCGTGTAGATGCGTCATTGAGAACACGATAACGGGTGTAGTCGTCTGCCGCAAGGGCAGACCCTCCAATAGACAATGCGGCAATCAATGCGGCATTACGAAGTGTTCGGGTAATATTCATTTTATCTTTCTCCTTGTTTCTTTCTGAGGTTCCACCTCAAATAACATTCACATTGAATGTATGTATAGTTAATGATAACATAGAAATCCCATGAGTCAAGACCTATTCTTGAAAAATCTTACCCACAGGCAGACCATCCATCTTCGAGTCGCACCACACAACCTTCTTTAAAGACATATGTGCCGTCATTATCGCCGATGCCGGGAACAGAAGTGCCATCGTCAATGTACTTCTTGAGAATACGGGATAATACCTTTCCAAATCCCATCATATCTCCAGGTACTTTCTGCAATGACAATACCGCATATTTCACATCAACGCCATGGCGCAATGAAAGTGAAAGTAGTCGAGTAATGGATGCTTCTTCGTCGGTGATATGGTCTGATAGATTTTCGACAACATCGCCGTTGTCCATGTATGCTCTATAATGACCTCTCTTTACCTTTTCAACTGTACATTCTTTTGACTTGCCATCGATGAAACCGTTACGACCTGCAAAGATTTCGTATGGCAAACCATTGAGCATTCCAACAATTACAAAGTATGGATCGCCCTTGAACTTGGTGTGGTAAACATGCGCCTCTAGTTTCTTTGGACGCTTCGGTGCATCATGCAGCATAATTTCTTGTTTCTTCTCTGTCTCCTTTCGAATTAGGACACCAGATCGTGATCCTTCACGGTATACAGTGATGCCCTTACAACCACTTTTCCATGCTTCCATATAGATGGCCTTAACATCATCAACTGTTGCATCTTCTGGAAGATTGACAGTGGAACTAATTGAATGATCCACATGCTTCTGTGCAGCGGCCTGAATTTGTACTCTCTTGGTCCAATCTAAGTCTGGCGCACATGAACCGTACCATGGTGACTTCTTGTGATCAGTCTCACCTGTGATCTTCATCCATTCCTTGAGTTTTGGTTTGATAACTTCAAACTCCATCCAATGGTCTCCGTTATCATCAACAAAGTCTGTTCTGAATTTATCATCACTTGGATTGCCCTTGACTCTGCGGGTATATGGTTCGATAGAGAATTCTGGTTCAATACCACCAGAAGTCTGAGTCATCATAGAAACAGTACCGGTTGGTGCTGTAGTCAGCAGAGAAATATTTCTGCGACCATACTTCTTCATATCCTTGTAGAGTTGTGGATCTTCATCTTTGATACGAAGTAAGAATTGATTGTTCTTCTCTAGTTTGTAGTTCCACACAGGGAATGAACCAAGTTCCTTCGCCATATCAACAGATGATCTATAAGCAGAAAGTTTTAGGGTCTTATAGATTTCCGAGGTCATTGCAATGCCATCGTCGGAATCATACTTGATCCCACATGCAGCAATAGCATCACCAAGAGCAGTAATGCCTGTTCCTGTACGGCGCCCGTTCTTACAAGCATCATAGATTTTACACCACAAATCTCTTTCGACAGTCTTTACTGAATTTGGTTCTTGATCACGGTCAATCTTATCCAAGATGCGGCGAACCATTTCCAATTCCATATCAACCATATTGTCCATGAATCTTTGTGCAATCTTTGCGTGTTGAGCATAGAGACTGTAATCAAAGTATGCATCATCAGTGAATGGATTAACGACATATGAATAGAGGTTCTGTAGTAGAAGTCTACATGAGTCGTATGCACTCAATGGAAGTTCACTACACGGATTGGTAGAGATTGTACGATACCCGTACATATAGTAACAATCTGCCGGTGAATCTCTGAGGATGTTATCCCAAAACAACAACCCGGGTTCTGCCATTGACCATGCATTATAACAAATAGCATCCCATACTTCCTGTGCATCAAGTTCTTTACTAATGATAGGTGTAGGAGAATCAACAGGGAACCTAACCTCATAGTTGGTTCCCTTGTCTACTGCTGTTAGAAATTCATCAGTGAGTTTTGTTGAAATGTTTGCACCAGTCAGGCGTGTAAGATCGTTCTTGACTGTAATAAACTCCATGATATCCGGATGATGTACACTTGTTGTTTCCATCAATGCACCACGGCGGCCGTTCTGACCAATTTCTCTTGTTGTATTTGAGAATCGTTCAGCAAACGCCAGTTTACCAGTCGATGATCGTGCTGCATTCTGTGTTGCTGCACCAGCAGGCCGGAGTGTTTCGATACTTGTTCCACAACCACCACGGCGCTTGTAAATCTGTGCTAGTTCTTGATCTGTCTTAAGAATGCCAGAGATACTATCTAATGGCGAATCAACCACGAAACAGTTTGAGAGTGTAATGTACTGATAAGGATTGCCAATACCATACATCGGTGAACCTTGTGGCACAATGTATGTAAAACGATCCATAAGGTTGAAGATTTCTTCGTAAGAATACGGATTCTTAAACTTGCGTTTCTCGACACGATAGAATTCCCATGCGATTCGGTGATGCATATCCTCTGGTGTTCGTTCTAGGAACTTACCATTTGGTTTTCTCAATGCATACTTATCGACAAACTTCTGTCCTGCTAGATCGTCCCCGTCGAAATACTCAATGGATGCTTCGACGCATTCCTCATAATCATATTCTGGTTGTGTTTCATAATATTCAATGAGTGCTTGGAAATACTTCTCTCCAGACTTCTTCAATAAATTCAACGGGAACTTTGGATCCATTTATCATCTCTCTTTCTTTCTTGAATAGGAAAACACAAGAGTTTTCCCTTGTGTTTCTGTGTTTGGTTATTGGTTATCGTTCATCATGCTCATTTGGTGAAGTTATATATGATATCAGACTGACATCGGAGCATCGATTTTTGGATGGCACTGATAATTTTGCAACTCGATATCATCAATTTTGATATCAAAAATTGAACGCCGCGGTGGCAAGGCAATAGTAGGTGCAGAAAAAGGAATACGATCTATTTGTGTAGATGCTGCATCTAGATGTGTTTCATATAAATGACAATCATGACCAAACCAAGTGAAGGTACCAGGTTCAAGACCAAGATCATTTGCCATGAGGTGTGTCATAAGACTGTAGGATGCAATATTAAATGGAACTCCAAGGAATAAATCACAACTTCTCTGTGTCATTGAACAATGCAGTTTGCCGTTTAGTACTGTGAAACACGCCATCATATGACAAGGCGGCAATGCCATACACTCCAATTGTTCTGGATTCCATGTAGTCAAAATATGGCGCCTTGAATAAGGATCATTTCTTAAGTTATCCATCAATCTTGATAATTGATCGATTCCTGTTCTTGTTTTATTTGAATTCCAAGCATTCAAATCACCGTTCCAATTTCTCCATTGGAACGAATACCCTGCACCGATATCTCCTGGTTTGATGATGGATGATTTGTTTGTCTTCTTTAAAAACTCCTCACTTGTATTGCCATCCCAAATATGTACACCTTGATCACTAAGAATCTTCGTATCTGTTTCTCCAGAGATGAACCAAAGAAGTTCAGCAACTACACCCTTCCAATATACTTTCTTGGTAGTCAGTAATGGTATCTTGCCACCGCTAAGATCGAATTTCATCATACCACCGATGATACTACGAGTTGCAATACCAGTACGATCATGCTCGGCGGGGCGATCTTCGCCATGAAGCAAGCAGTTCGAGAGAAGATTCAAATATTGAAAGTCATTTTCCATAGTTTCTATTCCTTGCTCTGCATCGTGACCATTTCGCCAAGGCGAGTAGGCCCGCTGGTCCGTGATAAGTGTTCTGTGTAATGATATCTTCAATGATCTTTGGTTCAATAGACTTGGACATATCATTGATATCCTTGTCTTTGATTTTATCAGGCCAGATACAAACATTCAATCCCATTTCGAGTGTTTTTTCATATACTCTTACTACATCTGGATTTCGTGGTTCATTATCAAAGACGAATACCACTTCTTTACACTTGAGTAGTTTTTCGGGCATAGCATCAATTGCATCTAGACCTATCATTGCTACAGCATTTGACAGAAACAAACTATCAATAGGTCCTTCGACAACAAAACACTTTTTGTTCGTATCAACATCCTTTAGGCCAAACCAAAGTCGATCACTATATCCTTCTGCTTTGATTGTGATGTATTTTGGACTGTAACCATCGTCAATTTTACGACCCTGAACACCAACAAGACTACCATCAGTTGCAATGATAGGTAAAACAAGTCTTGCTTCTTTCAATAGTTTGGATGTGTTGGGATCAATCTTCTTTGCAATGACAGAGAAATCGTCAGTATAATAGAGTCTATTCCATTTACTCTTTGGAATCTTTCTGTTCTCGATATACTGAATACATGGATGATCCTTACTCAATGACAAAACAGATTCAAGACCATCAATATGCTCAATGACTTTTTTCTTTGCCTGCGGTACGATTGTTTTCGGTGTAGTTACCGGCCGTCGTTTTCTGCCGCTGATCGGATTGTCTTGAAACTTCTCTAGTGAATATTCTTTGCAATAATGCGGAGCAATCTTCTCCATGAAGTTGTAGACATTACAACCATAGTTGCAGTTGTAACACTTGAAGAAAAAGTTTCCTTTCTTGAGATAGAAATATCCACGACGCTTATTGGCATTCTTTTTCGAGTCACCACAAATAGGACACCTGCAAGTTGCAAGGTTGTCTTTCTTCCATGAAAACTGCTCCAGATTAGGAGATAACATATTGATGTATTTCTTGTCGATATACACGCTCATTCGTCCTCAAAGTTCCAATCGTTGTAATTGGTTTGTGTCTTTGGCAAATCAACATCATGTTCACTTGGACCAAAACCATGTCCATAATCCATATCATCAGTCTGGTTCGACCCACTAATAGGTCCATGACTCTGCTGTGTGATATCAAAGAATTTCATCTTTGATCTTTCAACACCGATGACAAATTTACGGTTAGCAACTGCATCGTTGTATCTGTTTTTTAGTTGCTTCACCATGATCTTACCATTCTCGTCAAGTTCTTCCGTGCTAATCAAAGCACACATAAAATCAACGGTTGCTGGCAGACCCCAAGACTCACTTGTATCCTCTAGACCAAAGTCAGAATTAGAAAATCCACCTCTATTGACCTGTGTTGCACTTACAACAGGAACATCTTCCTCGACTGCAAGACCACGAAGTTCCTCTGCAATAGATTTCACAAACAAATAAGAGTTTGCTCCGTCTGACCGAATACGAGCAGATGACATGATGTTCAAATAGTCAACAAAGATGATATCAGGTACAAACCCTCTTTTGATTTTCAATTCACTGAGCAAGTTACGAATATGATTCACATTGGCGCATGCTGTAGGATATTCTTTGACAATCAGTTTTCCAGAGATACCACTGGTGGATGATTTTAGTTTACTGATATACTCTTTCTTGCTAAGTTTGTACAAATCATCCATGGAGATATCCATGATGTTTGCATCGATTCTCTCTGCAATTCTTTCCTCTGCCATTTCAAGTGTGATGTAGAGAACATTCTTGTTCTGTACGAGACAGTTTGCCGCACAGTGACACATAAACATACTCTTACCAACACCGGTGCCGGCCATGATTACATTGAGACTCTTGGGTGGCAATCCACCCTTTGTGATTGTGTTGAATTGTTCAAGATCGAACGGAATTCGCTTTTCAACACGATGTAGAGAATCATACCGAGCATCAGAATTCTCAATGTAATCATGACCAACGGAAGTATCAAATGATACTGCCAGGGCATCGGAGAGAATCTTCGGAATAGCATCCTTTGTGTATTTCTTTTCTTTACCTTTGATAATCTCAACTGATGACATGATGGCATTGTATAATGCCCTGTCTCGGCAGAATGTTTCAGTCTGATCTTTCAACCAGTCTTGGTTGTTTGCTTCTTTGTTCTCTGAGAAGTTACTAACAAGCGACACTGCATTTTTGTATTGATCCTCGGTAAAGTCTTCGATTTCTTCGATTTCGATGATCAAAGATTCCTTTGAGGGAAGTGCCTTGTACTTCTCAACAAATGACTTGATAAGACCAAATACCTTTCGCTCTACAATGTCAGTAAAGTATTCTGGTTCCACAAATGGCAGAACCTTCAATGAATATTCTTCATTGAGTACCAGGTTCTTAAGAATGGTTTCTTCTATTCTCATACAGATCGTTCTTTGTCTTGTTCTTCTTTCAACTCCCGCACACGATCTCTGATTATAGCATCATCCTCTATATCATCAAATGAAATATTTTTTTCTTCTGCATCTTTTAGGATTTCATCAATCATTTCAGTGAGAATCAACCCCGCGATCTCAATGAATTCAGATGATTCTGTATTTGCGTCATTTGGATTATCATGAACAGCATAACGGAATTTCAATCCACAAGTACCATCATCGTTCTCGATGAATTTGACTTCACCGTATTGGTACTTGACACCTTCGAAATCTCCTTCGATAATCCTTACTGCTCCTGGACTTTTAGGATCAGTTGCATCGACACCCTCGACGACATACATTTCATTAATTGGTTTCATGTATTCATTTCCTCATTGTAAGTTAGCACTTTATCCTTAAAATAACAGGCACCTTTATCTTTCATTTTATCCCATTCTTCTGGACATCCAGAATCAGTTACATATTTGAAACAATAGAAAGGTAGATTGTATTTTTTGCAAACCTTTGCAAGTGCATAGGCCTCCATGTCAATGACAGTAAACTCCTCATCTGGTTTAGAAAAACTATCACCAGAACCACAGGTGATTGTTTCATCCCAGACACAACTGATATCATTAACATGCCCTACATTACATTCTATGTACTTGGGATCATTGCTGTAGGGAGTAATATACTTATCAATACCAAACTCACTACAATCCATATCTCTCTGGGCGACCCTATGCACGCCGTAAAAATTACCCTTATGTTCTGGTAATCCTCCGGCTGTGCCATAATTGATCACACAGTCATAACGGATTCCCCATCTTTCAAAATCCTGTATCAGAGATATTGCTGCATTGAGTTTACCGACGCCCGTTACAAGTTTGGCATATCCCTTTGGAAGTTCACCGGGTAATTCAGATTCTAATGCTACTACTACTAACTTCATGAATCATTTCCTGTATTTGCCACCTGTTTCGCAGAACCTAAAGCATACACATACAATATCAATGATTTCATCCAGAAGCAATTCATCTGAATCATCGTTCTTGATATTATCCCATGCTTCGTCTACTTCCTCTTTCAGGATTCCATAAAACTCATGACGGCCCCATTGCTCACTGCCATGTTTGGCATATGCTTCTGCTAATCGTTGTTCTACTTTTTCAATCAGTTGTTGTCTCGTCACTATCTTCATCATCATCCTCATTTTGAGTTCGGTTTGCACTGCCATACTTGTACTCTTTAGCGGCGGCCTCGTCTAATTGCTCAAGAATCTCAGGTGTGAAATACTTTTCTGGATCCTTGTAAACTGATTTCTCGTAGACCTTGGTACCATCTGGCAACTCGATTCGGGTCGATGCCTTCTTGAAGATACCATATTTCAACGCAAGATCGACAAGACCATAATACTGATCCAGACCTGTATCATAATCAAGCATCACATCAACCATAGCATTTTCTTTGGTCAATCGTGACTTGTATAGTTTACAATGAATGATGTTGCCGATTACTTCTGTGCCTTCTTTGACTTTCTTCTTTGAAAGCATAACAATGGTCGATGCTGAATACTTTAAACCCGATCCTCCACCGATTTCTTTAGTAGGGAACATTGAACCAATAACAGCATAGGTGTGGTTTGTAATCACCATAGGAATACCTGCACGACCAAGTTTCAAAGTCAATCGACGGAATGTCCCCTTAATCAACTGTGTCCGAGTCATGTCCTTGGTGTCTTTACCAGCAGCAGTATCTTCCATTTCCTTCTTTGTGGAGAGCATACCAAGAGAGTCAAGAACAATCATCATTGGTTTCTGTTCTGACTTTGGAAGTTCTTCATACTTGTCAACAATCTGAATGACTTGGTGGCGGAATGATTCGATTGTATCAACAGGCATAACAGCGACACGCTTCGGATCCATACCTCGTTCAAGGAACATCTGTGAAGTAACAGCCTGTTCGGTGTCAAAATACAGAATAACACCATCTGGTCGATCATCAAGGAATTTCTTACACATACTCAGTGCAAAGAATGTCTTGCCAGTTGCTTGCTCACCAGCAATGCCTACGATTTTGTTATCAGCGATGCCACCGTAGATTGATCCAGAAAGCAAAGCATTGAAGATATATGATCCTGTGTCAATGTATCCTGCAACATCAGATTCAATACCATCATCGACAATTGCTGCATATTTGTTGTTGGCAGATGCTACCATCTCTTTAATGAAATCCATGTATTCTCCTTATTGCAACAGTGTTTTTCTGGGTCATATTTCCACAACTCTAATCCTGATCCATTATCGACAAGAAAGGATAGATTTGTGAGGTCAGTCCAACATCCACAATTGGCATATTCTTTGTCCAACTGTGGATCATGTATATGCCCTGTGATGACACCATCATAACCTTCTTCGTGTGCTTTATCAACCGTAATCATATGAAAATTATCAAGAAACATCGCTGCTTTCTTGAATTTGACTTTGATATATTTCGATATTGAACGATATTCGAAACCAAATAGATTGCGTGCTTTGTTATACCATTCATTGACAAAAATCAAAAAGTCATAGATATGGTCTCCGATTAATCCCAATCGTTCGCCGATTGCATACTTGGTCACAAGATCATATTGGTGACCATGTATGACTTGCCAACTTTTACCGAGTGAATCTATATAGTGTGATTTCTCTGTTATTTCAATGTTTGTGAATAGGTTCTTGAGTATGAATTTCTCCATAAGCAAATCATGATTGCCAATGATGTAATGTATCATTGTACCTTTTGATGCAAGGCGTAACAGTCTGGTTATACATTTCATGTGTACATCTTTTTGATCCTTACTAAGTGAAAACGCTTGCTTGAATCTCCAAATATCAATAACATCACCAACAAGAAAGATTTCATCGAATGTGTTCTCTTTCAAAAATTGATACAACTCATTGGCCTTGGATTTCTTGGCGCCTAAATGTAAGTCAGATATAAACACAGTTTTGAAATGCATACTGTTCTTCCTTAACCAAAGAAATCCTCTAACGATGCTTTCTTCTCAAACGACCATCCAATGGCATCTACGATGGTCTGTAGTGGATCCAAGAATGACTTCTCGAATTGTTTATTATAATCCATATACTTCTCAAGTTCAAACTCTTTTGGTGGAGTATTTACAAAAGAAATCACATGGTCGCGGCCTGTTGGACCACCAAACACATTCGGAACCTTTAGATAAACAAACTTGATCTTATCACCCTCACGAATGTTTTCATATTTACGATCAATGCCCATCTTCTTCAAGTAGTGATTATAT